CTCTTACCTTACTGAACGGTTTCAAGTCTTTTGTAATACGGACGAATGTACCGTCTGTATATCCAGTCACAGAGTGCATACCTGCAATAGTGATGGTCACGTCAGATGGTGAGTATGTCGATAGAGCCATTATATTTTCTCCTAATCAGAAACGAAAAAGGGCCTCCATCGTTAGATGGAAGCCCCAGCGATGTTAACCAATCCACTTAGCGTCGATTGAACCACCCAGTGTCGAGATTACGTCTTGGTCTTCTGGTGAGAGAACCGCGTTACCTCCGATGTAGGTGTCAAGGTTGTGAGCGTGCAATACCCAATCCCGTGTCTGCATCGAGTTACCGAAGGCAGAGTTTGGAACTACACCAACATAGGCATCGTCGCTAAAGTAACGGCTACGGCCAGAGTTGTCGGAGATTTGCAGGGAGAACAAACCAGAGCTGTTACGAGTTGAACTGTCGTTCGCATAGAGCAAGGACAGAATATCGTTCGAAGCAGAGGTTTGTTGCAAGCTCAGAGTGACTGTTGCACTCTTGTTTGCATTGTAAATACGAGTCGAAGTGTTATCTGCACCAGTGTACATGGTGAAGGTTTCAGCAGTTCGTTCGATGTTGACGATACTGTCTTCGCTGTAACCACTCACAATGTGAGCGATCCCCGAAGAGCGTTGTGTAATAACGACGTTCACGTCATTTGGAGCGAACGTTGCTAGACGTTGAGTAGCCATTGATTATCTCCTAGAAGGGGATGTAACCGTAATTAAACGGTTACAGTGCCACGGATTTTGACGAAGTGGATAGCACCGGCCAGACGTGCTTCGAATGTAATGCCTTCGAAGATACGCTGAGCACGCAGGTTAGCAGCAACAGATAGAACATCTGGAACAGTAACGACAGGGGCTGGACTATCTGCTAGACCACCAGCACGGATACCGTCATTAAGTTGAGCACGAATCTCAGCTTCAATGATTGCAGCACCAGCGGATGTGTAAGGGATTTTCTTGCTGTTAGCCATACGGAACCACAGGCGTTCTTTCATGCGCTGTTCCAGCCAGTCAACAAAGACCATAACGTCGATCCACTCACCACCGAACATCTTACCTCCGATAGTTGTGTTCAGGCCACCTACAGACTCGTAAGTGCTTCCGTTCTTGGCTTGGATGTTCTTAGCCTCAGTATCCGACAACTTACTTACAGTGAAGCCGCTAAGCGTCTTGTAAGCCCATGTGTTAGATCCCGGTTGTTCTTGCAGTTGATATCCGACCCACGAACATTCAGGGAACATTGTGTCAGCATCAGCAGACCACAGACCGAAGGTACGCTGGTATGTCAGGGCTTTCAACTTGCTGAATACATCGTCTGTTCCAGTCCCTTTGACATCGACATCAGCAGAAGATGTGCCAAAGACTTTTTTCTTGGCTTCGATGACGCCAGCAACAGCCAACACATCGTCTTCAACATGGGATTCGATTGTCAGAGCATACCAAGTATCGTTAGCATTTTGAACTGCTGTGATAGTGTCTGGCCAAGTTTCGGTAGACGGTTGGGAAGCTTTGCTCAGATTGGCGCTAACTTTCAATGACCAATCCAAGGTAGATGTGATTGTCAATGTACCGTCGAGGTTGTCTACAACAGAAACACCAGAGACTGGGGTAACAGTGTATGCAGCTTTAAGTCCAGTTGCAATTTCAATAGCAGTGTCAAGGGCTGCTGAGGTGTACGAGATAGCTACACCGCTGACAGTCAATACATAGCTAGTCGAAGCTACTACACTTGTAACGTTGACCGTTGCACCGGGAATCTGACGACGCCCAATTACGATGTTGGCTGGCTTGAGGGTTTGTCCAAACAGTTTGCTAGCAGCGATGTAAGCTGTATCTGTCGAGGCGAAATCATCAGCTACAGCTAGCAAGCTGCTGTAGACTCTGGCACGTTCAACAAAGTTGGTGTGTGCAGAGATGAATAGAGGGACGTTGAAATTGGTCTGAGCAACCGCAGCAGTTTCGCGGCTGATCTGGATGTCAATGATGTCCGTAAGTTGAGTCATGTTGGTACTCCTGATTATGGATTAGGTGTTATTTCAAAATGATTGATAATGACGTGATCTGGTTCTCTTCCGGCATCATGGTAGATACCAGTGACTCCAGTGAACTCAATCCAATCAACATCGTCTACTGTCATCGAGCAGTATGCGAATGTAACGTCCAGTTGATAGACCATGTACATATCTGTATCGCGTTTGACAGGCAGCCGTCTTGCTGACATTTTCTTATGCAGAGACAAGTTGTTCAGCT